ACACAAGCAACAGCTAGAAACCTTGTATCGAAAGTACAGTTTATGTATGAAAACTTACCTTCCTGGTTGAAAGTAGGATCTTTAGAAAAGAATAAACTAAGCTTACGATTAACTAATGGATCAAAGATAACAGCTAAGTCATCCAACGCTGATGCTGCTAGATCTGAGGCAGTATCTTTACTTCTAATAGATGAGGCTGCCTTTATTGATAACATTGGAGAGACATGGGCATCTGCTCAACAAACACTAGCAACAGGTGGTGGAGCGATAGTACTCTCTACCCCTTACGGAACAGGAAACTGGTTCCATAAAACATGGATAGCTTCAGAGAACGGAGATAATGACTTCCTACCTATTAAACTACCCTGGTATGTACACCCTGAAAGAGATCAAACCTGGAGAGATGCACAAGATGCACAGTTAGGAGATCCTAGATTAGCCGCGCAGGAGTGTGACTGTGACTTTTCTACATCTGGAGACACTGTAATCTACGGAGAGTTAATAGAGTTCTATGAAACTACCTATAGAAAAGATCCAGAGGAAAGGAGAGGGGTAGATCGAAACTTATGGATATGGGAGCCGGTAGACTATAATAGGAATTATATGGTCATAGCCGACGTCGCTAGAGGGGACGGAAAGGATTTCTCTGCCTTCCATATTGTAGATATTGAAAATTGCAGTCAAGTAGGGGAGTACAAAGGACAGCTACCTCCAAAAGAGTTTGCACACCTACTAGTAGGGATAGCGACAGAATACAATACCGCACTTTTAGTAGTAGAGAATGCTAACATAGGATGGTCTACAATTGAGACCATTATGGAGAGAGGGTATACAAACCTATACCACTCACCTAAATCAGGAAACGTTACTGCAGAGAGTTATTTTGACCCTTACGGATTAAATTCTAATATGACTCCCGGGTTTTCAACTAATACAAAAACTAGACCTCTCATAATAGCAAAACTACAAGAGTCTATTAACGATAAATCTGCAATTATACATTCAAAAAGGATGTTAGAAGAGCTAAAGGTATTTATCTGGAGAAATAATAGAGCAGAAGCACAGAGCGGCTACAACGATGACCTTATAATGGCATGGGCGATTGCGATGTATGTTAGAGAAACAGCCTTTAGGATGCAAAAAGGCAATGCAGATATAGTTAGAAGTGTTTGGGAGAACGTAACTACTACTAACACCAGTACGGACATGTTCTACACCCCTAATACCACCGGCAATATCAACCAGATAGACAACGGGAGAGGTGGGACAGAAGACATCTCTTGGATATATAAATAGAAATAAGTAGCTTTCCTCGATATTTATACTTATACTATGACTATACACAATGGCAGATACAAGCATACTAAGTAGACTCCAACGATTATTCTCCACAGATGTTATAATCAGGAACGTTGGAGGAGCTCAACTCAAAGTTGCAGACGTAAACCAGATACAAATGTCCGGCAAACTAGAGAACAACTCATTCCAGGACAAATACAATAGCATACATTCATCAGGATACACTTCTCTATACGGCGGTCAGACAGCGCAAAACTATCAATTTAAAAGGACTCAACTCTACTCAGAATATGATGCAATGGATACAGATGCTATTATAGCCTCTACTCTAGACATACTTTCTGAGGAATCCACCTTAAAGAATGACATGGGAGAAGTTTTACATATTAAATCTCCTGATGAAAACATTCAAAAAATACTTTACAACCTATTCTACGATGTATTAAACGTAGAATTTAACTTATCATGGTGGATTAGAAATGCATGTAAGTACGGAGACTTCTTCTTAAAACTAGAAATCTCAGAAAAGTACGGAGTTTACAATGCAATACCTTTTACCGCCTACCATATAGAGAGACAAGACGGATACGATTTAGACCACCCAATGTCTACCCGGTTTCAATATCATGAGAACGGACTATCCGGACAAGCATCAGGATACTACAGCGTACCCGGCATGAACGACCAACAAGCTATCTACTTCGATAACTATGAAATGGCCCACTTTCGACTTTTAACGGATATTAACTTTATACCTTACGGAAGATCTTACCTAGAACCTGCTAGAAAACTATTCAAGCAGTATACTATGATGGAAGATGCAATGCTAATACATAGAATTGTAAGAGCCCCTGAAAAGAGAATATTTTATATGAACGTAGGGGGAATAGCTCCTACAGAAGTAGAAAACTTTATTCAAAAAGCAATTACTAAAATAAAAAAGACTCCTTATATTGATCCAGAAACCGGACAGTACAACTTAAAATATAATATGCAGAATCTTATGGAAGATTTCTACATTCCGATGAGAAACGGAGATACTACTACTAAAATAGATACATTAGGCGGATTGCAGTACGATGGAATTCAAGATGTAGAGTACTTACGCAACAAATTGTTCGCCGCTCTTAAGGTCCCTAAAGCATTTTTAGGATACGATGAGAACCTAACTGGAAAAGCTACTCTTGCTGCAGAAGATATTAGATTTGCAAGAACTGTTGAAAAGATACAGAGAATAATGATATCGGAGCTATATAAAATAGCTTTCGTACACCTGTACTCACAAGGATACACACAAGACGAGTTAACTAATTTTGAATTATCACTAACAACTCCTTCCATAATATACGATCAAGAGAAAGTAGCGCTATTGACAGAGAAAGTAGCCCTAGTAGCAGCAATGAAAGAGACTCAAATGTTCTCTTCTGACTGGATGTATGAAAATATCTTCCACATGTCAACAGAAGAGTACGAGGAGATGAGAAACCTTACTGCAGAAGACGCTAAGAGAACATTTAGAATGAGTCAGATAGAAGCCGAAGGAAACGATCCTCAACAAACAGGACAGTCCTTTGGAACACCTCATGACATCGCAACAGCCTACGGAAAAGGTAGAGTCTATGACAGACCTGGGAATGTTCCAACAGGATATAACGAAGATGAACCGGTAATGGGAAGACCACAAGAAAGAGCAACTTTCCTAGGTACTCAAAATGACCCACTCGGTAAGGATAGATTAGGAAAAGATGTTATGAAAAACGACGACCAGCCTACTACAAGAAGAGCATCTGCTTTCGAAGGAGCCGGCAGAGAACTTGCGAAACACTCTAGAGTTATAGGAGGATTAGAAGAGAGAAAGGTTAAACTCTTTGAACAAGAGCAGATAAAAGGAGGCTTGCTAGACGAGTCTCAAATACGAGAAGAGATATAACATACTATTTATTACAAAGCACAAGCTAAAAAATGGATTCAAATAGTAGTAAGTTTAAAAAAGGGCACATTTCCTGGAATACCGGATTAACCAGACATTCCGATAGTAGGATGAAGTCCGGTAGTAAGTACGGACACATAAAACCACCATATATAAAAAATTGCCCAGATTGCAGTGAATTATTGGAATACTCCACTGTATATGTATTAGTAGAATCGATCGAGAAAAATAGAAAGTGCAATCTATGTGCTAATGCAGGGAAAGGCTGGCAAACCGCAAACTACCCATATAAACGCACCCCAGAAGTAAATAAAAAGTCTAGACTATCTGCTATCAACAGAATAACCACAGCAAAAGGGCAGATTATGCCGAACTACAACAAAGATTCAATATCAATAATCGAATCATACGGAAGTAAGCACGGGTATCATTTCCAACATGCAGAGAATGGTGGGGAAGTAAGAGTACTAGGTTACTTTTTAGATGCATACGATAGGGATAATAATGTAGTATTGGAGATAGATGAAGAATACCATTTTAAAAAAGATGGACTATTATCAGACAGAGACATCACGAGACAGCAGGAAATAGAAAAACACTTAAACTGTAAATTTATTAGATTAAAAATTTAACTTATGACACGCCATTCCAAATATAAAAATACAGGGTTATTATTTGAACTGTTAGTTAGACAGATCACTGCAGATACGATGAACAATACAAATTCACCTGCAATTAAAACTCTAAAAAGATACTTCGTTAATACGGAGCTTGGGAAAGAGTATAAACTATACGAGCAACTAAGCAACTTTCAGAACCTAAGCGAAACTAAATCAGAGATAGTCATATCTTCTCTATTAGAAGCAGCAACCAAACTAAACCGCACAGAAGTTAAAAAGCAAAGGTATAATTTAATTAAAGAGATTAAAAATAACTACGATGTAGAGAAGTTCTTTAAAGTAAAAGTACCTAACTACAAGATTTACGCCGCTCTTAATAATCTAATCGAGAATCAAAATAATAGTAAAATCACACCAGAAGATACTATTAACAATAAAATAACAATACTAGAACATCTTATAAAAACACCGGCAACGACAAAAGAAGATACGTTAATGGAGGAATATAAAACATATCCTAAAGATGTTAAAATACTTACCTACCGTATTATGTTAGAGAAGTTTAACGAAAAATACGACCACTTCCTCCCAGAACAGAAACTAGTATTAAGAGAGGTTATTACTTCTATTGACAGTACGAGTAAATTAAGAGACTACTACAATGATAAAATTGTAGAGATACGGGAAGCTATAGTAGCTAAAACTAACAGTGATGTAGATGAAGTTTTAAAGATTAAACTTGAAGAAGTTTTAAAGTATGTTGCCCCTGTTGCCAAGACTAAAACAGTTACTAACGATAATATAGTGAATTTACTACAATATTATGAGTTAATTAACAACCTGTCATGAACAACAAACAGAAAAGTAAAAACTGGTTAAAACAACAACTTAAAGAGGTAAGTACCTCATCAGCAGCAGGAGCCTACAGCACCCCATTCGCTTTTAACCCGGATAAGAACGCTAAGGGATCTGCTCGAAACTACTACCTTGACCTAGGTTATAAACTCGTAAATCAAAAACAGCTAAGAAAGAAAGCTAAAGGTAGGGAGTATAAAGACCTCTGGAAGAAGTAATAAACATTAAGACAAGTACTATTTATAAACAATGAAAAACCTACAGACTAACTATAACCTTATTAAAGAAGGGAAAGGAAATAAAGAACTCTTTATCAAGCAAGCTAGAAGAGAATTTCCTCAGTACATAACTAACGTACAGACTTTTGAACAAATCGTAAGCAAGTTAAAAGAAAGAAGTATAATAGTAGAAACCAGAGAAATTAAAACTGCTGTAGACACAAACTGGTTTGACGTGTTTAATAAAAATATACAAGAAGCAAAAGCCGAAGAGAAAAAAACAACTGCCGAAGTTAAAGATATTCAAGCAGCAGGATTCGACTACAGCGATGAAAAGAGTATAGATAATATATTCGGAGAAGAATTCCTGAAAGGGTACTACACTGAGATGAAAGATCCTAAAAACGAAGCTAAAACTGAAGAACAGATAAAAGCAATCGTTGCTAAGAACCTAACAAAGGACTCTTTATACTACGTAAAGGACGGACAGTTCGGGGTAAAAGGCTTAGGATACACTGAAACACCTACTAAGGAAGCAGAAGGTAAATACAAGTCTAGTGGATACGGCAACCTAAAAGAAGGTATAGAAGCAGAAAATACCATAGAAGAAAGCCCAGAGTTGAGACTACTTCAAAAACTTATAGACGAAGTACTAAGTACTAAAAAATAACATGAGCAACTTACTAATAGAAACTAATATATTTCGACCTACTGTAGGGTTAATCTCCGAAGGAACACTTTCAAAGAGAGGGAATCCTGTAGTATCGGGTATCTTAGCTACTGTAGAAGTTAAGAATGGGAACGGTAGATACTACTCGAGAGGGCTTTGGGAGAGAGAAATCGAGAAGTATATGGAGTCTGTAAATGAGAATAGAGCTGTAGGAGAGCTAGATCATCCAGAAACTACCGTAATTAACCTTAAAAACGTTTCTCATAACATAACTGAAATATGGTGGGACGGAGATAACGTAATGGGGAAAGTAGAAATACTACCAACACCGTCAGGAAATATATTAAAAGCACTTATAGAATCCAATATAACTGTAGGAGTCTCTTCTAGAGGGACAGGGTCCTTAAAGACAAATGGATCAGTACTGGAAGTACAGGATGACTACGATCTGCTTTGTTGGGATTTTGTTTCTACACCATCTAACCCCGGCTCCTATATGAGCGTAATAAAAGAAGGGCTAGAAGGACATGTAAAGGACTACAGTAAAGCACATAGAACTATTCAAGAGATTTTATGTAGCTTTGGATCATGTCCAATTTAATTTACTAAAAAAAAGCTTTATATAGGAGCAATGCCTATATATAATAGTAAGTATTCGAATGAGTACCTTACTTATGTGCTATTCTCTAATATAGTACTAACATTAAAATTAACCCTTATTACGCTCTAACAATAAGCGTATTTCCCAAACAGATTTATTATTAGGAAAATGGAAAAAAACCGAGATTTATTTAAAGAAGCTATTGCAGAAGCAAAAGCCGTAAAAGAAGTTTCTATTGCCAATGCTAAAGCGGCTCTAGAAGAAGTTATTACACCTCGATTGAAATCTATGTTCGAACAAAAATTAACTGAAATGGAGGAAGAAGAAGAAAAACACATGGAAGAAACCGAATCATTAGAAGAGGAATTTAACTTAGAAGAACTTTTAGCTGAACTAGATGAAGCTGAGGAAGAAGAGGTAGAAGCTACCGAAGAACCCGAAGAAGAGGAATCTGAAGAAGAAGAATCTGAAGAAGTAGAAGGTGAAGATGTGGAAATCGATTTTGACAACATGACAGAAGAAGATTTAAGAGCATTTATCGAAGAGGTTGTAGACGAAATGATTGAAGCTAACGAATTAGAAATGGAAGACTCAGAAGAGGAAGAAATAGAAGACGAAGAAGGTGAAATCGAAGGTGAAGAAGAGATAGCAATGGAGCCAGAAATGGAACCAGAGATGCCACTTGAAGAGGAATCAGAAGAAGAAGTTTACGAGGCTTCTAAAACTAAAGAGGAACTTGAAGAAGCAATGAACACTATCGAAACTTTACGTACCGAATTAAATGAAGTTAATTTACTTAACTCTAAGTTACTTTATTTAAACAAGATTCTTAAAGAGACAACTCTCAAAGGATCTGACAAAGTGAAAACAATCGCTGCTTTTGATAAAGCAGAAACAGTAAAAGAAGTAAAATTAGTTTACGAAACTCTACAAAACAATCTTACGAAAGTATCTTCTAAAGAAGCTACTAAGAAGCTTGTTAGAGAGTCTAAAAACTTTGCTTCTTCTACAATCGCTAGAACTTCCCCAAGAAAACCTGTAATGGAAGTTGATCCGGCGATTCTTAGAATGCAAAAACTTGCAGGTTTAATTTAAAATTTAAAAAAACAAAAAATGTCAACTGTACAAAATTTACTAGAATCTGCCAATCCATGGCACAGTTTGCAATCTGACGCGGTTAGATTAGCGAGCAAATGGACAAAAACAGGCCTTTTAGAAGGTATGAGCAACGACGTAGACAAAAACAACATGTCTATGATCCTTGAGAATCAAGCAAAACAATTAGTAGTTGAGCAATCTTCTACTGGTACTGGTGCTAACTTTAACGCTGGTAACGGTGAGCAATGGGCTGGAGTAGCTCTTCCATTGGTAAGAAAAGTATTTGGTCAAATAGCAGCAAAAGAATTTGTTTCTGTTCAACCAATGAACTTACCTTCTGGTCTAGTTTTCTTCTTAGACTTCCAATACGGAACTTCTAAAAACCCATTCACTGCAGGTGCTTCTACTTACGGAGATGCTTCTGCTAACTTCGGTAACACTAACACTGGTGGTCTTTACGGAGCAGGTAGATTTGCTTACTCTACTAACCAATTCTCTGCATCTGCTGCAACAGCTGTTGCTACCTCTGCATCTTTTGCAGACGTTGATTTCGATAGCAACTACTCTGCTTCAGTAGCAGCTGGCACTATCAAGAAATTGACTATCGCAAACGTTGCTTCTGTATTACCTGGATACGATGTTGAAGCTGTAAGAGGCTTTATCGTTAATTCTGGATCTGTTACTGACGCTACTGTATTGCAACAATTTACTAAGATCAACGGTACAAGCATTGAATTCTTCAGCGCTAACACTACTGCTCAGATCCCAACTTTAAATGCTTTCACAGTATTCTACAACAAAGCTACTGCAGACAATGCAAGAGGTGATTTTGAAGCTGGTGCTGCTTACGCTGTTCCAAACGCTGAATCTCCTTCTGAGATTGTTATCCCACAGATCAACGTTGCAATGAAATCTGAAGGTATCATAGCTAAAACTAAAAAG